GTGTCTCTGACATGACACTTTGGCAAGAGCGGTACAAGCACGAGTTTGGTTATTTTCAATTTCGTGAGGTAGACGTAGACTTTGATGATATTAGACCGGGAACTCCTGTTGAGTTTACAATTAATGGAGACAACGGTAGTCGTGACTACAACGCATATGTACATCACGTTGAGCCCGTAATAAGCCCCGGTGTAAACTTTGTAAGAGCTCATTTTATTGGAGCTTCCTACTACTTAAAACAGACTTCCCAACAAGTTTACAAAAAACTAACCGCTGATCAAATTGTTGTAAAAATTGCTAAAAGAAACAACTTTTGTTACAAAGCTGAACCGCATCCACGTGTGTACGATCAAGTCTCACAAGCTGGTCTAACTGACATGGAAATGTTACAAAAATTAGCAAAACAATGTGGATACTCTTTGCGTATTACAAACTCTGAAATTCATTTTCAACCAGTAACAAAGCTGTTTGATCAAGAACGAGAAAATGCTCCTACCTTTGTACTTCGTGACTCAAACGATCCTCAAGGATCTACTCTTTACTCCTTTAAGCCTCTTATTGGCGAAAGTTTAGACCACGACGGAGAAATAAAATCAGCGGCGGCAATGTCGGGTGTGGATAAACACACAGGAAAAGTTATTCAGTTAACTAATCAAAAACGACCTAAGCCCGCAAAGAAACAATATGAGCCTGAGTTTTTTGACAGTTTCTCTACTGGAGTAGTGGTTAACGACTACGACATGGCAAAAAACGAATCTAAGTCTGTGGATGAAAGAACTAGGTTTCCATATCGTGCTACCGCAAAAGTTCTTGGAGATCCTAACTTGCATCCAGATATGCCAGTGTATTTAGACGGTGTGGCATCAGCGTACGCGGGTTATTGGGTGGTGCTTAAAGCGGAACATGTAATTGATTCTGAAGCGTATAGCAACCAACGATACGTAACAATCTTACATTTAGGAACTGACTCTTTGGGTTCGGCTGGAACTAGAGCTGGTATGGCTAAGGGCGGTAAAAGAACGGGTGAAGTACCAAATAGTCGTCCAAAAAGAACAATTATTCCTAACGTTAGACAAACTAACAAAAAGGGTAGGACTACGCTTAAAAAGGGAACAAAAAACGCAAACAAAAACTCCCCAGTTGGTTTTGGAAAAATAGGAAATCGCGCTAAACCTAAATCTGCTGGAAAGACTATAATTGCAACTAAGTGGGCAAGTACATCTGGAAATTTAGTTAAAATAACTAAAAAGACTGGGAAGTCGGCAGTTGTTGTTAAAAAACTTAGGAGAACAAATGGATAAGTTCTATGGCATATATAGAGCCGTTTGTATGGATAATGCCGACCCTATTGACAAAAATCGTATTAAAGTTCAAGTTCCTCAGGTGCTTGGGCAATCTATTAGTGACTGGGCTTGGCCGTGCCTTCCTGTACTTTCTAACGCTAACCACCCTGACCACAAAAAGCACCTAGCCTCTGAGGTAGCCGCGCTTCTTAATGCTCATGCAGATCATGCAATTTCAGGAACTACTGGTGGAACTACCGTTTCTACTTTTGGCTCCCACACCCACACCTTTAGCTATACCGCAGCACATACCAATAACCACACAGGTAAGAGCCCCGACACTACGTGGAACTTAGATCATGCTCACGATACGGATCCAGATGAAGAAAATAAATGGAATGACAATCTAGAAATAACTACAGAATTTCCTGAGCACACGCCTCACAGGTTGGTGCCGGATTTAAATCAAGGTGTTTGGGTCATGTTTGAAGGCGGAGACCCTAACTTTCCAATATGGATGGGAGTATTTTAATGGCATCATCAATTTCATTACCGTTTTCGTTTAACACATCGGGGGCTATTGATACAACTACTTTAGCCTCTAAGCAATACCAAGACCGTGTTTTAGGGGTAATTTTTACAGCACCTGATAGTAGAGTCATGCGACCTACATATGGAACAGTTGCTGCTGGAGCGGTGTTTGAGCCAGAAAGTGTTGTGACTGAGTATGTGAGCAAGGCTATTGGCGCTGCTTTTAACCAGTACCTGCCAGAGCTAAGCTTGACGCGACTTTCTGTAACAAAGGAGTCAAGTAGCTTAGGAGTTGATGCGCTCAATATTTCTGTAGAATACGAGCTACCAAACAAACAGGTGGACAGTCTTGACGTTAAGGCTGGAACCTTTACCCGATCTGGCGATCTAATTCAGGAGCTTGCATAATGGCTGACTTTGTCCCACAAGTTGATTACACCTCCCGTGATTACGCCTCAATCCGTGAAGACTTAATTAATTTAATTCCTCTTTACGCCCCACAGTGGGTAAGCCGTGACCCAGCCGATTTCGGCATTGTTTTGCTAGAAATGTTTGCTTATATGGGCGACTCACTTAATTACTACATTGATAGAGCCGCTAATGAGTCTTTCTTGTCAACAGCAAGCCAGCGAGACAGCGTTTTGCGTATTGCAAATGTTCTTGGCTACACCCCTGTAGACAGCATCCCAGCAACCACTACATTATCGTTTTTTAACAGCACTTCTGCTTCTATTGTCGTGCCTGCTGGAACTCAAGTAGCTAGCACAACTGTAGTAAATGGAACAAACACGCAAATTATATTTGAAACAGACGCAGCCGTTACCGTTCCAGCAAATGGCAATATCAGCGTAGCCGCAACCGAAGGTGAGACTATCTACGAGGAGGTTGCGGGAACATCTGATGGAACCTCTGATCAAGAGTTTATTCTTTCCGAAACCCCTGTTATTAGTAACAGCATTTCAGTAACAGTAAACGACACCGTGTACTCACCTGTTACTTACATTATTGACGCTGGTAGTTCAGACGCTGTTTTCTACAGCACAACTGACGCGGACGAAGTTACTACTATTATTTTTGGAGACGGAGTTAGTGGAAGAATTCCACCAGCAAACGCTGAAATTCTTGTAGCCTATCGAATTGGCGGAGGAGCCCAAGGAAACGTAACTGTTGGAACTTTAAACAGTATTGTGACAAACTTTACTCCCGGTTTAACTGTAACAAATGCGGCAGCAGCCTCGGGTGGAGTAGACGCAGAATCTACAGACTCTATTCGTTTAAATGCTCCAGCAAGTATTCGTGCTATTCAACGAGCCGTGTCTCTTAAAGATTATGCTGACCTAGCACTTCAAGTTCCGGGAGTTGCAAAAGCAACCGCAACATCAGAAGTTTACTCAAGCATTAATCTATATGTTGCCCCAGCGGGCGATACTGGACTAGACGGCTCTGGAAATTTAACAGCCGTTTTTCAACAACTTGGAAATAGAATTGCTCAATTTTTTGTAGATAAAACTCCACCAAATGTAAGTATTACATTGCTTCCTCCAACGTTTGTTGGTGTAAACATTACGGTTACAGTAAATGCTTTACCTCAGTACAAGAGAAGTGTTGTTAAGAGTAACGCGGAAAAAGCATTACAAGAAATTTTAACATTTGACAACGTTCAATTTGCTGACCGTATTTCTTTACACTATGTAATTGAGGCTCTTGCCGCAACACAAGGTGTAGCGTATTCAAATCCTACTTTAATAGCGCGGGTAGGTGCGGCTCAATCTGGTATAGCAGATGCCGTATTTGCACTCAATGAAATTCCACGAGCCGGAACTATTTTAGTTACCGTAACCGGCGGAATTGAAGACTAGGAGACATCATGACAGCCAGTTATCCATCATCGGTACGCCCGTTTACAACAAAAACAAACATCCTCAGCGTTATCGACGCTGCTGATCCAAACACTTTGCAAGAAGAAGTTGTAGCTATCGAGACAACGCTTGGTGTTAACCCAGCGCTTTCTACTTCAGTTGTATCAACTGATACTTTCCTTGGCACCTCTAGCCAGTACTCGACCGTAGCTTTGCGATTGGCAAACATTGAACGAGGAATTGTTGGAGACAGTCACACGCAGTATGTAAAAAAAGCCGGAGCTGACACTATTGTAAACGTCGCGGCAAGTAGCATTGGTTTAACTGTTAGGGGTGCTGCATCTCAAAGCGCAAACCTTATGGAGTGGAAGACCTCCGCTGGAACAACGGTGGCAAGTGTTAGTCCTGTTGGAAAAATTACTGCTAGTTACATTGATGCTCCTGAAATTGATCAATCAATAATTCTTGCTATTTTTGGGGCTTAAAAAATGGCACGGTACGGAATTGATTATTACGGTCTGTCTAACTACGGATCGGGTGGCGTAGCTGTTGTTGACTTTGACGCGTCACCAGTTTTAGCAACTCCTACTGGATATGGTCAAATTACTGTAACTTGGACTCCTCCTACGGGAGATTGGTCTCGCCTTCGCGTTGTAAGAAACACATATGGATTTCCACTTTCCGTAGATGACGGAGCTATTGTAGCTGATGAACCAAAAAACTTTTCACTTGGCAGTTACATAGATAGCGGAGAAGTTCCAAATAATATTGGTTTACGCCAAGGAATTGCCTACCATTATTCAATTTTTGTTCTTGATGCACAAACTGAAATTTGGATTAAAGCAGGAAACGCTTTGGGTATATCTGTAAAAAATTATGGATCTTTAGATTTTATGTACAACAATTTGCCAGCAATATATAGAAATACACAACTTGCAAGCGTTACGGATAACAACGAAAACCCAGACTTGCGTGCGTTTCTTTCCGTCTTTGCTTTTGCATACGATTTATACAAAACGAACGCTGAGTTATCGTACAAGTCATACGACACTGCAATTACCTACGCTCCAATAGTCCCTGAAATTATGAGACAGTTTGGTCTTGCATTTGAACCAGAACTAGGTCTTCAGCAGTCTCGTATCTTTTTAAGAAACGCCATCTACATAAACAAACAAAAGGGAAGTCTTCAAGGAATTAAAGACTTTATTAAAGCATTTACGGGGTATGACGAAACGACTACTCTTGGTAAAAATTTAATGCTTGACTATAACGACTCTTCTTTTGAAGAAGACCTTGGTAGATGGGCAAGTATTTACAGAGCAACACTTTCTCGGGCTCTTCCTGCAGAAGTAGCGCCTTACATAGAAAGTTCTTCTCCCTCACTATTTCCTAATAAAAGAGCAGCCAGTCTTAAAGTAACAGCAGCAAGTGACGGAACGTCTGGAACCTACGTAGACGCAGGTATTGAGTTTGCGTGCGGGCTATCCGCCCCTAAAACTAGAGGCATTCCAATTAAAGAAGGTTCTTCGTACACGTTTTCAATCTATAGCCGTGCTAAAACAGTGGCTAGAGAAATTACTGTTGATATTCGTTGGTATGACCGTAACGGTGAAGAAATCTCAAGAGCCGGTGAAGAGTCAAAAACAAATAACACATCTTCTTGGTCAACTAGAGTAGCTACAACTAGCATTGCTCCTGTAAACGCGTACTTTGCGGTTCCATATGTTCGAATTAATGGCGCTACAGAAGGTGAAATGCACTTCTTTGATGCGGCTCAATTTGAACAATCTTCTGAAGGCGCAACAACGTTTGAAGAAGCGCGTCAAATTAATATTACTCTTAAAGCAAGTCGAGTAAACGAATTTAAAAACCCAAGCTTTGATGGGGCTGTTGCACCTTGGGTAGCTACTAACGCTACGGCAACACAAGATCTTACGGTTTTTGATGAGGATAGAAATAGCAGTGTTTCTTTAAAACTTATTCCAATAGCCAACGGTCAAGTACGTTTAAAATACAATGAATTTATAGAAGTGCTAGAGGGCTTTTGGTATAGCTTTAGTGTTTACACACGCACTGGTTTTATAGGTGACCCATCTGCTGACTTAACTGGTCGTATGTCAATTGACTGGTACGACGCTAACAAAAACTTTCTTGAAACCACTACCTCTGGTACTCCAGAACGATTAAGTGAGTTTTATAAAATAGATAAAATCTCACGTGCTGGAAATGTGTTGACTGTATACACGGTAGAACAACACAGCTTTACTGTAGGGGGCTCAGTTAGATTTGTAGATTTTGGTTCTGTTGCTTCTCAAGGAACTACATACAATTTAACAGGATTAAATGGTGTTAAAACAGTTACGGCAATTGGTGGAAGATACTTCCAGGTTGTTTCTAACGGTACTAATATTCCAACAATAGAACCTGGCCCAGTGCCATCTATTCAAGATTTAAAATTTGATTTTATTAGAACTTCCTACTCGGATCTATCTCCAGAAAACGCTGTTTACGCAAAACCATATTTTGATTGGACAAACGCTTTAACAACTCAAGTCATTCATTTAGATTCAGCAATGTTTGAACAAACAACAGCACCAAAACCTTACTTTGATGGGTACTCTGGGTTTACTTCAACAGATGACCTTATATGGGAAGACAATCAAGCTTTTTTAGGTAGATCTCATTACTACAAAAACAGAATTGCCACACAACTACGCTTAATTGCACAACTTCCTAGCTATTTAATGCATGGAACCCCCTTTCGGGTTGACTTAGCCCAACCAGGTTTGTAGCACTCCCCAGACCTGTGTAGTATCTGCCTCCAAGTCAGGGGGATTACATGGGATCAAAATTTTTGGTCATTGCCGGTAACGGTGAAACAACAAGAGTTAACGTAGAAGCTTTATTAGAAGATCACTACAGAGGTAACGGCAAAGACGTAACACTGCTTTTGCCTTTTCAAGATAGACCAAGTCAAGGGCAAATATGGGCGCATCAGGTATCCGCAGAACTTGAGATACCAACAATAGCCATAGCTCCAGAGAACGCAGTCATCATGAGTCTTGGAAGCTCCAGTCTTCACAACTCTTCAAACCCAATCTCGGCTGTAGTCGAACTGATTCGTGGGGAGGACACTCAAGCGTTCATTTTGTGGGATGAGGAAGATGGCTTTGGGACTGCTGCTTTTTACGCCTTCCAAGAGGCTTCCGTGCCCTCCTACGACCTTTGCATGGGTCTGGTTGAGTTGTCACACATAGAACGTGAGAACGAGCCCCAGGAGGTCGTTACAGAGGAAATCCCAAAATCTGAGATTAAGGTAAAGGCTAATGATCCTAAGGTAAAGGTTGACCTTGCTGAGCTAATAACCAAGAAGGTTATGGAAGCGCTCAAAGAGGCTGGCGTGGTGTGAAAGACCTATCTCCAAAAGCCTACGGGTTTCTTTTAGCAATTCATCAGCACTCATTAAACATCTCTGCCCAAACTATGATGGATCACTTTAGAGTGGGTCGTAGGGCAGCGTTGAGTGGCTTGAAGGAACTAAGGGATAACTCCTACATTCTCACAAGTCAGCAACGAATCGGTAACAAGATTATGACTGTTTCGGTGTTAACTGAAAAAGCAAATCGTGCATTTTTTGGTATTGTGCCGTCTCAAGTTGTGGAGTCACATAACGTGACTTCTGATTACAGTAATGAGCATATAAGCAGAATTACTAATTCTACTGTTATAAGTAAACCAAATCTCTCGACGAAGTCGAGATTGGTTTTAGAGACCGAGGAGTATAAAACGATGGGTTACGAATTTTTCGACTCTACCGCCGAACCTTCCGAAGATTCCGAAGATCCGAAGAAGCGTCGTGCCGCCGCTGAAAAGAAGCGAAAGTCTGATTTTGATAAAAAATCTATGACAACGCATGTGAGCAGGTTTCAAAAACGTCACACCATGCCAGTTGCCGAGTGGTCTGTCACTGACGTGTGTTTTGAGTTTGCTGAGCGGATTCACAGTTACTGGAATATTCAGCCATGGTCAGTTACTCAAAGTAAATTCTCTGGAGCCCTTGCTTCTGCTAGAAAACGTTTAGGCACTGATAGTGTTACCGAGGTAGCCGCTATGGATTTATTCTTTAGGCAAATCTCAATTAGCGAATACAAAGACGCCGAGGTATTGTGGCGATTGTTCGTAAGCCGATTACCGGGTTTGGTAAAGGGAGCCGTACTATCCGTCAACACGGATGCAGACGTTCTTATGGCAGAAGAGGCTTGGGATAAAGCGCAACGGATTTTAAGGGGAGAAGATGTTTAATGTTGAAGAGCTAAAGATTCGGCGCAAGAGCTGGATTAGGGCTGCTGGTATACCAAAGCATTTACAAGGTTGGGAATACTCAGACTGCAATTCTGTTGATAAAAAATATCTTGAGGCTTTACAGGGTTGGGAAACTTTAGTTCAAGACGGAAAGATTATTAACGCAGTAGGAAAGAGAACCTGCGGTCGTGGTGTTGCTTTGTATGGCGATCCCGGTAATGGAAAAACAACTTTGGTTGCAGCACTAATTCAAAACATGATGAGAACTTCCTCCCTTGACATTTTTGAACTTAACGATGTGCGTCCTTGTTACTTCACTACTTACGCAAGTCTTATCGATCTTAAAGGTGAAACCATGGGCGATCAGATTGAGGAAAGCAGAGAGATGCTTTATGAAGGCATTATGGGAGAGTCCTCTGATAGCCGTCGTAATGTAAAGGTTTTGGTTTTAGATGATGTTGGTCGTGAGCACAATATGGCTAGTGGCTGGAATCAAAGTACTCTTCACCATGTCCTTCGTAGTAGATTTAATGCTGGTCTTCCGACTATTGTTACCTCTAATATTCCCCTTATGAAATGGCAAGACTTTTACGGTGAGGCTACCGCTAGCTTTGCTCACGAAGCATTTTTAAATATTGATTTAAAATCAACTAAAGGAGACCTACGAAGATGAGAGGACGTTTAATGGATCAACCGAAGTTGCTTCAGGTTTTTTTAAGTCCGACTCAAACACCGGGCCCTAGCATTTACGAAGTAAGCACAAAGCCAAACGGTGACTTGCTATGTACTTGCGCTGGGTTTAAGGGTCGAACTACTTGCAAGCACACTCGTTTTGTTCAAGCACGCATTAACTCTAACGGAGGCTCCTATCCGCTTGAGATATCTAAACGCGCAACAGATGAAGACACAGAGAAAGCAAAGCACTCTATTGAGGCTTACAGAGACTTCATATTAGCTTTTGGCAAGATTGAAGTTTTCTAAATGCAATTCGGGGATATTAGTAACGATATACCGCAACGGATTATTGTTACTACGGATGTGTTTGTACTGTTAGAAACAGAAAACCTGCCAAAGAAATACAAAATATTTAAGCAAACACGCAAAAAGGTTTCATTTAAAAAAGAAGTACTTAGTCAATTGTTTTTATGGGCAGTTCAAACCCCATATGTTGTAGAGCTTGCTTCTTTTAATTTAAGTCAAGAAGAACTTCAAAAAGTTTTAGACACGTTAGACAAGTACGGAACTAACCCGTTTAGACATTGCAACGCTTACGAGTCGGTTGACTTTTTAGTTAAGCAACTTCCTTACAGACCTGAGATTTTAGGGGTCATAGATCGGCCTGATAGATTGATGAGATACGGACACTGGGGAATGGACTTAACGCGGCTATGAACAACGAGAAGAGATTATTAAGCAAGGCTCTTACTGATAGAGACCTAACCCCGTTATTTGACCGCAACGTAAATCAATCTTGGTTTTCAGATGATAACGATAAAAAAATTTGGGTATTCATACGTGAGCACTACGCACGTTATGGTGAGTGCCCAAGCCTTGATGTTATTAAAGATAACTACCCCTCTTATGAAGTAGTTCCAGTTAATGACACTACTGGGTATCTTCTTGACTCTTTATCTTCAGCACGTCGCAAGGTTTACACCGCCAACATACTTCGTGATGCTATTGAGAAGATTGACCGTGAGCAGGATCATGAGGGCGCTCTTCAAGTTCTTCAATCTGGCGTTCTTAAAATGGACGAAGCTGGGTTTAGTCAAACCAACGATATCGATATTACCGAAGGCAAAGAACTTGACCGGCGTTGGGCTCGTTATCAAGAGCGCAAGTTACTTCCAAACGGTCTACTTGGTTACCCAACAGGGTTTCCAACTATTGACAAGGTTACTAATGGTTTGCAGAACGAACAGTTAATTGTTATTACCGCTACACCTAAGACAGGTAAGTCAACAGTTGCTATGCAGGTTGCAATTAACGTGCATACTCAGTCTGAGGTAATGCCTATGTTCTACTCGTTTGAGATGAGCAACCGTGAGCAAGAAGACCGCTACGACTCAATGCGTGCTCGAATCTCACACCAGCGTTTAATTACTGGAACTTTACGCCCCGACGAAGAGGCGAGATACCAAACACTTGTTACTAACAAAATGCGTAATGATGCTGAAAAGTTTTGGCTTGTTGACTCTTCATCAGGATCAACTTTGTCTGGCGTTACCGCTAAGTTACAGTTACATCGTCCAAGCATTCTTTTTATTGACGGTATGTACTTGATGACAGACGAGCAGACTGGTGAGCAGAACACTCCGCAAGCCCTAACTAATCTAACCCGTGGGTTTAAGCGTTTGGCTCAGAGTTTTAAGATTCCAATTATTATTACAACTCAGTCCTTGGATTGGAAGAAGAGCAAAGGTAAACTGACCGCTAACTCAATCGGTTACTCATCTTCATTCTTCCAAGATGCTGACGTATTGTTCGGTCTTGAAAAGCCAGAAGAAAGCGATGACCAGACTCGCATCCTCAGTGTTCTTGCAAGCCGTAACTCTGGACCTGGTTCTACATTCTTAACGTGGGCTTGGGACGAAGGTACCTTCCGTGAGATGTCAGGTGAAGACGCATGACAGTAGAAGAGATGGAAGATTTTCTTAAAGGTTTAGGTATTGAAACTTATGGTGTTCGTGGTTCAGAGGTAAAGGGTTTATGCCCCGGTCACTTTGATAGAACAGGCAAGGAAGATCACAACCCATCATGGTCAATCAACGCAGACACAGGGGCGCATAACTGTTTCTCATGCGGATTCCGTGGTGGACTGCAGTATCTTGTTTCATACGTTAACGGTATCCCTATGGAGCAAGCTGACGAGTGGGTTAAAACAACTACCAGCGACTTATCAATGCGTTTAGAGCGAGCGCTTAATCCAAAACCAAAAGTAGTTGAAAATTCAATTACTATTACAGAGGCTAACCTTGCTGCTTATGTAGCGCCACCAGTTGAGCTTTTACAAAGCCGTGGAATAACGCCAGAGGCTGCTGCGTTGTATGGAATTTTGTATGACTCTCGTAAAGAGTGTTGGATTCTTCCTATCCGTGACATGACTGGGAAATTACTTGGTTGGCAGGAGAAGGGCTCTAAGGGACGTTACTTTAGAAATTATCCCGCCGGTATTCAGAAAAGCCATTCGTTGTTTGGTTACCAGCAATACAAGGGCGGAGTGATGGTAGTTGTTGAGTCGCCTCTTGATGTTGCTCGTATGGCTTCTGTAGGGGTTCTAGGAGGAGTTTCTACTTACGGAACCGCGGTATCTAAAGATCAATTAAACGTAATCAAGGGTGCGGATCGTGTAATTGTTGCAATGGATAACGATGAGGCCGGTCATCAAGCTTCTCAAGATTTTCTAAAAAAATCTATTGACATGTGGTTTGAGTGCTGGTTCTTTGATTACTCTGGGATTGACTGGGTTGAGCGCTCTAGTGTTAAGGATGTTGGCGCTATGAGTAAATCTGAGATAGTCTACGGAATTGAAAACGCAAAGCACGCTCTACATGGGGAGAAGGCACTGTCATGATTATTGGATTATCTGGGTACGCACAATCAGGAAAAGATACCGTTGCCAACATTCTTGTTGAAAAACATGGCTACCGACGTATTGCTTTTGCCGACCCTATTCGAGATCTTATTTATGGAATGGATCCTTTAATACCTAAAGGTTACGAAGACAACGTAATTAATTACCGTTTACAAGATCTTGTTGATTCTTATGGTTGGGACAAAGTTAAAGTTGATTATCCAGAAGTTAGAAGACTTTTACAGGATGTTGGAGTAGAGGCACGAAAATTGTTTGGAGACACCTTTTGGATTTATCAAGCTTTGTCAGACGTTGCACCACAAGACAAAGTTGTTGTTTCTGACGTTAGGTTTGAAAATGAAGCTCAATGGGTTCAAGAGTTTGGCGGACAAATTTGGCGTGTAAAACGATTAGGAACAGCTCCGGTTAACGAACATGTTTCCGAATCCGAACTAGACGGCTATAAAGTAGATCAAATATTTGTTAATAACGGGTCTATAGAAGACCTTGAACTTTTAATTAGAACTAGGATGCAGTCTTACTAATGACTTTTACTGGGACTCTACTTCCTTACCAACCCGAGGCGGTCAACAAGATGGTTGACAGGCATAAGGTATTAGTTGCCTACGATCTTGGTTTAGGAAAAACAGTTCTGACTATTGCTGCCGTAGAACAACTTATGGACGAAGGTCAGATTACAGAACCGGGAATGGTTATCTGCCTTTCATCACTTAAATACCAATGGCACAACCAGATCGAAAAGTTTACTGACGGCACCTCTAAATCTATTGTTATTGACGGAACACCTAAGCAACGTCTTGAGCAATACGAAGAGGCTTTTAATTGGCGTGAAACAAAAGTTGATTATGTAATTATGAACTACGAGCAGGTAGTAAACGATTGGGATTTAGTAAAGAAACTTCCACGGGGTTTTATTGTTATTGACGAAGCAACAGCAATTAAATCTTTTAAGTCAAAACGATCTAAAGCGGTGAAGCGTATGGCTAACGCTCCGTTTAAATTTGCTCTTACTGGAACTCCAGTAGAGAATGGGAAGCCAGAAGAGGTCTTTAGCATTATGCAGTTTGTTGATGACTCCGTACTAGGAAGGTTTGATATATTTGATAAAGCTTTTATTGTTCGTAATAATTTTGGTGGAGTCCAGCGTTATCGCAATTTGCCTACTCTTCATGAAAAACTTAAAGAAGCAAGTGTTAGAAAGTCGCAAAAAGATCCAGATGTTGCGCCTCACCTACCAGATTCCATCCATAGTGAGCCGCTTCTCATCACGTTCGATAGACGAAGTGCCAAGTTATACGAACGAATTAGAAAAGACTTATTAAACGACTTAGCAGAGGCTCAGTCCCTTTTTGGGGCTAACTTTAATATCTTTTCACATTACGGTGTGCAGAACGGTAGTGGTAGTTACGAAGAGAACGAGTGGCGTGGAAAAATTATGTCTAAAGTAGGGGCGCTTAAAATGCTTTGCTCCCACCCAGACCTACTCAGAACAAGCGCACGTAAATACTTATCAACTCCCGGTGAAGGCTCTTCATACGCAAACGAACTAGTTGAGTTTGGGTATTTAGAAGGTATTGATAAATCCCCTAAACTAGAAGCGCTTATTCAATACGTAAAAGATTTTTTAGAACAATCAGAAGAAAACAAAGTGGTTATCTTTGCCACATATGTAGACATGACAGACATGATTTCTCAAGCCCTTATTCAATACGGAACTAGAACATACACAGGGAAACTAGATGCCAAGACTAAAGAAGAAAATAAAATTGCCCTTAACACAGACCCAAATGTCCGTGTCCTCGTTAGTTCTGATGCTGGTGGGTATGGTGTTGACCTCCCAGCTGCTAATCTTCTTGTCAATTACGACTTACCTTGGTCGTCTGGCGGGGCGACACAGCGCAATGGACGAATAATGCGTGCCTCTTCTAAATGGCCCAGCATTGTTATTCAAGACTTTCTTGTAGGAGGATCAATAGAAGTTCGTCAACACGAGATGCTTCAGCATAAAAACGCCGTAGCAAGCGCCGTAATTGATGGCGAGGGCATAAATACTGAGGGTGGAATAGACTTCAGTTTGTCTAGTTTGAACCAGTTTTTGCTTAACAGCTCCGTGTAAACTAGACGGATGCCTAACGCACCAAAGACCCCAACCCGCACAATTCGGGTGGCAGATGACCTGTGGCTTGCCGTACAGCGCAAAGCCGCCAGAGAGTCCGTAACTGTGACCTCGGTCATAATTAAGGCTCTTGAGGAGTACAAAGCCTCCGAGTAAGGCTCCCTCAATTTGTCAGTCCCCCCAGGTAGGGTATAGATTCCTACCAAACAAAGGGGATACAAATGTCAGACATCAAACAGCTTACAAATGAAGCTAAGCAATACCTAGAACTTAAGAAGCAAATTAAGTTTTTAGAAGAGCGCCAAAAAGAAATTAAAGATCGCTTAAACGACGCGGTTAAAGAACTTGGCGAAACAGATGGCCGAGGCCACATCACATTAGAACTTGACGAAGACATTAAGGTTACAAACCAACGTCGAGTTTCTAAAACACTTAACATGGATGTTGCAGACACGTTGCTTGTAGAACGTGGCATTAAAGATGACTGCATCATCATGATCCCAACGGTTAGTGAAGACGCAATCATGGCTGCGTTTTACAAAGGTCAATTGTCAGAAGAAGATATTGACTCAATGTTCCCAGCAAAGGTTTCTTACGCTTTCGTACTATGACAGAAGATTTTATCGATCAGACGTTTGGGGATTTGTTTTACCCTAATAGCAAACGCAAACGTCGCGAGCCAGAAGTTAAAGAAGTTAAAGAATCAAATTGGGATAAACACCCACGATCAACTTTACTTCCAAATGGGAAAGAAATAGATTTGTTCAGCATAGGCTCTTTAAGTCAAGCACTGGGTCGACCAGTTGTGACACTTAAACTATGGATGAACGAAGGGCACCTACCAACATCGCCTTACCGCTTACCGACTAAAACGGATAAGTTGGGACGGGAACGGCAAGGAAGGCGCTTATATAGCCGCTCGATGATTGAATCCGCAATCATGATCTTTACTAAGTTTGGCGTTTTACACGTGAAGCGTATAGACTGGGTAAAGTACCGAGAGGTCACTGAAGAAATAGCCAAAGCTTGGGAACAATCCCTCGCTGAGGAAACTGCTTAATAACTGCATACAACTGCGAAAAGGAGAAAGCCGCCCATGGGCGTAAATCAAACAACACCGGATGCATCGACATACGGACAAGTAATAGACGAATCATTCTCAGTAGAAGATCGTCCAACTCAAACAACATCAGCAACAACATCCTCAATCCAATCGGGTTGGGAAGCAGCAGAACAACTTGTTCCAGTTCAGACAGAGTTCCCAACTGAGTACAAGCATTCTGAAACATTCCAGTTAGTTCGTTTCATCGATACTGCTGGTCCATTTGCCAACTACCGCCAACACTTCTTAAAGGACAAGACCGAAGGTCGCCGTTCTTATGTGTGTTTAGGTGATACTTGCCCACTTTGCTTAAAGCTTCAAGACAAGCCAGAAGTAAAGCGTGCGTTCACTGTTATTAATTTGACTGCTAAGCCATACCAGCGTCAAATGCTAATTGCAACACCTCGTTTGTATAAGACTTTGCACGCGGGTGAGTTTTCACAGGCTGGTCCATTGACCCGCAACTACTGGGCGCTAAGTCGCACAGGACAAAAGCAGCAAACTGTTTACAACTTAATGCCAGTAAAGGCTCGTGATCTTACAGAAGATTGGGGACTTAACGAGGCTGAGACAGAACTTGCTGTTGCAGCTTTTAAACCATTTGAGCGCACTGAGATCCGTGAGGATTCTCATCAATCATTGGTAGAGATTGCAGAAAGTCTGCTCTAACCAAAAAATGTTTAGAGGCGCTAGATTTATCCCCCTAGCGCCTCTAGGCTTTTGGGGATATCTATGAATATAATTACAACTAACGATCAACTAGATGAAATGGTTGCCTACTATCTTGAACAAGATGCGTTTGCTTACGACGTGGAAACAGTCGGAGAACGTAGAGGCGATACGCCTGTTAATGAAGTACTCTGGATTAGTTTGGCTACTCACGGTCGTTGTGATGTTATCCCTATGGGTCATCCTAATGGTGTTCTTCTCGATACGGTCTTTCCTTTAACAGGACAAGGTGAAAAGCGCGTAGAACAAGGTCTTGAAGCACGACCTAGCGACTACTCACGAGACTCTAAAAAATCAACTAAAGTATTTTCTGACCCTCCCTCACAGTTATTTCCAGCAGAGGTTTTTGCTTCCCTTAAACCTCTTATGTTTAATAACAGCATTTTAAAGATTGGTCACAATTTAGTATTTGACCTTACTTCTGTTGCAAAATACTACGGTGGTAATTTTCCCGTAGGTCCTTACTTTGACACCATGATTGCTTCGTTTCTTTACGATAACCGTAACAAGAACCGATGCGGTCTTGCCGATTGTTTAAAGCGTGAAATTGGTTTTCAAATGGAAAAGGGCGTAGGAGCTCAAGTAGAAGTTTATTCATTTGATGAGGTTGCTAAGTACGCATACCTCGACGCTAAGTACACGTTCTTGCTATGGAAAATACTTGTAAAGAAGTTAGAAGAAAATCAAGTGACTGGCGTTATGAAACTTGAGATGGATGTTCTTAAGGTTCTTTGTGACATGAAGTTGACTGGCGCTCCTATCGATATGGATGCTCTTACAGTTTTAGATGCTCAATTAAAAATTGACATTGAAGCCGCAAAAGCTGAGATCTTTAAGGTTGCTGGTCAGCAGTTCAACATCAACTCTAACGTTGATAAGCAGGTAATTTTGTATGGCCCCAAATCAGAAGGCGGTCGAGGACTTAAGCCAAAGATTGTTACCGCAAAGGGCGGGGATTCAGTTTCAGCTGAAGCGCTGGAGGCTTACCGGGGAGAAGACCCGCTAGTTGACGCTCTTTTAACTTACGCTGATTTAAACAAATTGCACACCACATACGTTGTCCCATATTTAGGCGGAGAAGTTACTAGGACTACAGCCGGAAAGGTTAGAATTGAAACAAAAGACAGTTTACTCATTAACAACAGAATCCATTGTGATTTTGTACAGCACGGCGCAGAAACAGGGCGGTTCTCAAGTCGTAACCCAAACCTACAAAACGTACCAGCACCACACACGGCGCACGGTAAAGCAATTCGCAACCTCTTTAAAGCCCCAGATGGGTACAAGTTTGTTGTAGCCGACTATTCGCAGATTGAGCCAAGAGTTATTGCTTCCTTTTCTAAGGATCCAATCATGGTTGAAAACTACAAAAACGGTGGGGACATCTACACCACCGTGGGAAATGAAATGGGCGTAGACCGCAAGGCTGGCAAAGTTCTTGTTCTTGCTATGTCTTATGGAGTAGGTCCAGATAAAATTGCCAGATCAATCGGGTGTACAAAACAAGAGGCTAGAGATCTTTTAGACCGTTTTTCAGCCCGTTTTCCTTCTATTAACACCTATAAGTTTAAAGTACTTGTTTCTACCAGAAAATTAGGTAATAAAGAAAAGCCAGTTCCTTACGTTACGACCATTCTTGGAAGACGCCGCTATCTTCCAGAAATGAATGCCTCTGATAAATATGATCGAGCTGGTGCAGAACGCCAAGCGTTTAATACCAAGATCCAAGGGTCGGCAGCAGACGTCATTAAACTTGCTATGGTTCGAGCACACAGCTTAATACCCAAAGAGGCTAAACTTATACTTACCGTTCACGATGAATTGGTGACTCTTGCTCCAGATAATCTGGTGGAAGAGACAAAAGCAGCAATTAAAGAAGCCATGGAAGGCATTAACCTATTGGAGGTGCCACTCATTGCTGACATAACGGTTGTTCAGCGTTGGGGAGAGGCTAAGTAATGAATTGGAAATTTTGGCAAAAAGTTCAGGCTGATGAAGGTGAAAGAACTATAACCGAGGTTCCGTTACCAGTTCTTGCCCGCTGGTACTTTTACGACGCTGGGATGGAAGAGCCAAACAAGATTGCAAGTCTTGTAGGGATGATGCCCGTTAGCGCAGAAGGCGAAGAGCAGGAAGAGTCAGAGAGTGACGCACGTTTACTTAACGTTATGCCATTAGTTCCATTTTTAGAAACTATTGCAGATATTAATGCTCGCGCCATTACCGCATTACAGTTTGATCATTTTACAAAAGCTCAAGGCATGAATCCAGAAGAGTTAGCCCACGAAAAAGAACATATTGAAGATATGTATGTTCAGGTAGGTTATTCAGCGCTTTTGTCCGCTTTTGCATCTGGACTAGAATTGGGTATTATCAGCACAGATACGATTAAAGGAGATATCCAAATATGAGTTGGTGGGCAGATAAACTAAGTCAACCTCAACAGCAATCACGTCCGGCAAATATGCCTCCGATGCCTCCCTCGCAACAACCCATGACGTACGCACCACCAGCGCCTCCACAACAAGGAGTTCGCCCACCCGCATCAGCTAATGCTTCACGATGCCCAGGTTGCGGTAGCGGAAACTATGGATCAATTGAAGGAACTAAAGCACGTTGTTACGATTGCGGTTATCCAATTGTTCAAAGCGGTAGCGGTTTAGGCAAAGGAATTACTGGTGGCCCACAGGCCGTAGGTCCAGCTCAACCAGCAGTACAAGTAGCCACAGGCGGATGGAATCCAACAACAATTATTGGAAAGTTAGGTTAATGGCGAACGTGGCACTCAATCCGGAATTATTAAAAATCGTAGCAAAATTAAATAAAAAGTTTGGTCAAGACACAATTGTTGTTGGGTCAAACATTAGAGATTTATCTGGACGTTTTACAACAGGGTCACTAGCGTTAGACGTAGCCCTTGGTGGCGGATGGCCAATTAACCAATGGCATGAGATTGTTGGAGAAGAATCCAACGGTAAAACCGCAATTGCTTTTAAAACAATTGCAGCAAACCAACGCAGAGATCCAGAGTGGACTGCTGTTTGGGTAGCGGCTGAACAATGGGTTCCTTCCTACGCAGAACTATGCGGTGTGGATGTTTCACGTTTATTTGTTATTGAGTCTAATATTATGGAGGAAGTTTATGAAGCGGTTATTCAAATTATCGAAAGCAAGGCTGTTGATTGCATTGTTATCGACTCCCTTCCTGCTCTCGTTCCTAGTGCAGAAGATCAAAAAGAAATGGAAGAATTTACCGTAGGTCGCGGAGCGCTTATGACCAACAAGTTTTTTCGCAAGGTTGGTAAGGCATCTAAGCGCAGTCTTATTGAGATAGAGCGCCCATTTATTGGATTAATGATTAACCAGTGGCGTGACAAAGTTGGAGTTATGTACGGTGACCCACGCACAACACCTGGTGGTAAAGGAAAGAACTACGCGTTCTTTACGCGTGTTGAGATTAAACGTGACGAGTGGATCGAAGTAGGCACTGGAGATTCTAAGCGCCGTGTTGGTCAGACTATTAAAGCCAGAACACTTAAAAACAAGTCAGCCCCACCGTCACAAGTGGCATATTTAGACTTTTACTTTGCCGATGGTGGGACAGTTCCAGCAGGAGACTACGATTTTGCTAAGGAAATTGTGGCTTTAGGCATTATTAACAGGGTAATTGCTCGAGCTGGGGCTTACTACCGTTACACGTTTAACGGAGAGCAAAGGCAGTGGCAAGGCGCAGATGCTATGGTTGCTTCTATTAAAGAAGAGATTGACCTGCGGGAAACATTGGAGAAGGATGTTCTTGAAACCGTCAAAGCTGGATCTAAGTACGTTGTAGAACCAGACGAAGATGAAAACTAAAGGACAAAAAGAGTCAAGGAAGCACGAGGATAGACTTGCAAAAGCTATTGGTGGTCAGCGAACAGCAGCCAGCGGAGCATTTTGGAGTCGAAAAGGTGATGTTAGATCCAAAGATTTGCTCGTAGAGCATAAGTGGACTGGCAAAGCTTCCGTATCCGTTAAGGCTGCGGTTTTAGAGAAGATTGTCACAGAAGCAATTCTTGACGGTCGGACACCTGTTCTCGGCTTTTATCTTAACGGCGAAAATTACGTCATGTTAACGGAAGACGACTTTCTAGAGCTGCGCCAAATCCTATTGGAGTGCTCTTGTACGAAGACGAAGGTGTAGAGAAGTGGCGTTATCAGGCTAAATGCCGCGGCATGTGCGACAGCCCAGAAACCGATTACTGGTTCCCTCCACGCGATAAAACTAAATATAAACCTATTGCTGACAAGGCTAAGGCAGTTTGCTTTGGCAAGGATGGTAAGGCAGAATGTCCCGTGAGACTAGCCTGCCTTTTGTATTCGGATCAAAACGATGAACAACACGGTATATGGGGTGGCTTATCTCATCGAGAGCGCAACGCTCTTAAAAGAAAAGCCGCTAAAAACGGGAAAACATTAGAGGAATGGGTTAAAAAGAAATGAAACCAACTGGTGCATTGAAAGCGTTTTTAGCAGCAGATAAAGGCACCAGAGTAATTGGTAAAGTTGAAAAACATATTATTTCGAAGCCGCGAGATTTTCGTGCTTCAGATGTAATCCACCCTTCTGAAATGGCATCAGCAAGCTGGTGTCACCGGGCACAATACTTTTGGCTAAACGGTCACGCACCTAAACCAGAAGTTATGAGTCTTCGTCGCGCATCTATTTTTGGAACAGGTCACGCCGCTCACGATATGTGGCAAAGTTGGTTTAAAGAGATGGATCAGATTAAAGGCTTATGGTATTGCTACACACATGATTTAGAGTGGTTTGGTTTAAATAGCGAACACGCACAAGGCGGATGCCGTACTAAATACAACGAAGTGCCTGTGTTTTTTGACCCCCTTCGCATTTCAGGTAAGGCCGACGGATGGCTTGTTAATTTTGGAGATCCACTACTACTTGAAGTAAAAACTATTGGTGAGGGCAGTATTCGTTGGTATGCCCCAGACATTGCATATGCAAATAACAATGATTTTAAAAAGATGTGGGCAGCTATTGGCGCACCATTTTTAGAGCACATTCATCAGGCACAGATTTATATGAAGCTGTTAGAACTTATGGGACAGCCTAATGCCCCACAAGAAGCCCTTATTTTGTACGAAGCAAAGGGTCTTCACGAACATAAAGAATTTGTAGTACAAAAAAATGATTGGGGTATTGCCGAGTTATTTGAAGCGGCAGCCAACATCATTTTAGCAATTGACAAAGGTACCCCTCCCATCTGTAATATTAATGGTGTTGCAGGGTGCCCAAAGTGCTCCGACTACAAAGAGGAGAAAATAAGTGAGCGAGTTAGCAATTAATGCTGGTACTAGCCAGCCAGTAATAGAAAGTTTACAACTTCAAGGGTTTGAATTTCAAACACGAATGAAGATGAAACTGCCAAATGTACCGGCAGACATTACAGAAATTGATGATGAAAGCCTTATGCAGTTGTTTGGCGAGTTAACCGCTTACGCTAACTTCTTATCTGTGCAGTTTGCCTGTGCTGTTATTGATGAAAAAAATGCAGATCAATCATTAGACATGGAAGAAAGTAAGAACTACATATCTTCTTACGAAGAAAACAAAAAAGAGACTGTAACCATAATGAAAGCACGAATGGCGGCAGATCCTACAATTATTTATTTACGCGAAGGTCTTTCCGCTAAGTACGCTTACCGCAAATTAATTGAAGTAATGGTTAACAACGTAGATAGAAGTACGCAATTAGTAAGCCGAGAGTTGACGCGACGCACATCCAACAGCGCACTCCAGCGTTCAAATCGGCTGTTTCCATGAGACTAAAGACTTACGGAGACGGGGTTACACCCAACAAAAAGTGTTGGGTAGGTATCGATCAGTCCTATGGCGGATTCGCTATAACCGTCCTTGGCGAAGATAGTTCTTACCAAACCACAGTTGCCAAGTTTGATAACTCTGGCGGAGAACGCCTTAGCGAGGTACAGGCTCACCTGCAAGACGCCTTAACTCAAACTAAAAATTGTTGCCAAGTTCAGGACGTTGCCATGGAAGGCTACGCCTACGGATCAATCATGGCTAATAAATTAGGGGAACTAGGCGGGGTTGTTAAGCTAACCCTTCACGAAACCGAAGGTCTTGGAAACGGGAATAGCCCCATGATTGTTCCCCCAACGAGCCTAAAGAAATACGTAACTGGTCGTGGTACTGGCGTCCAAAAGAACCAAATGCTCCTTCAGGTATACAAGAAATGGAACGTCGAGTTTCCCGATGACAATGCCGCTGACTCTTACGGGCTAGCGCACATTGTTTCAGGAAAGGGTACTATGGCCTATGAAAAAGAAATTTATCAGAAGTTGCAAACCGCAGAGAATCGGGAGAGGTAATGCCTAAATATGATTTTTCTTGTGTGCCGTGTGATAGCACAGTAGAAATGCATTTAGCGTTTGATTCTGTTGACCGCCCTGCTTGCGATCGATGCGGAAACTTTATGACAAAAGTTTGGACACCACCAGCGGTGCAATTTAAAGGCGGAGGATGGGGGGGACAAGGATGAACTACGAAGAAAATGTAACTTACAAGGGTCTACCAGTACTAATGGCAGATGACGATTTTATTGAGCACTTACACGAACTTGGGTTTACAGGCACTATTGATGTAAACGAGCTAGCTTTAGCATGGCTAGATTGGTCTAAAGAAAATGTCGCTTAGCAAAACTCAAGAAAAACGAGCTCAACGACAAGCCGAAGCAGACGCGTTTGTAAAAGAACGCCGTAAAACTCAAATTTCAATATTTGAGCAGAATTTTGATACAGGGATGCGTTTTTATTTAGAAAATAAAGATAAAATGTCTGAAGAAGAACAGGCTTTAATTGAAGTTGAGATTGAAAAAAACCGTAAAGTGGTTGAAGAATTTAAAGAAAAGTGGAACGTATGACATTTGACCTTAGAGACAAAGAAGCGCCCCTTGAGGTGTGCGTTTGCGGATCCACATTGTGGAAAGTAAAAGCACAATTTGAAGAGGGTGAGATATCCCTATATATGCTGGATATGGAGTGCTATCTTTGTGGCTCCTTAGCTACCGCCCCAACCCCAGTGGACTACAGGACTGTTTAGCATTACACCTAGGGTAATTGCCTTCATAATTTAGGCAAGGAGCTCAAATATACGTAACCCCGAGGTGCACAAAATGACTACAGATCCAAAAGAAGAACAAATTTTGCGTGTAGGCGCAGGTTCTAATCCCCAATCAGTTGCTTCAGCGATTGCCCACAGTGTTTATGAAACACGTGGATGCAAAGTTCGTGCTGTAGGCGCTGGTGCCGTAAACCAAGCAGTCAAAGCAATTGCTATCGCAAGAGGCTATACAGCCCCAAGCGGTATTGATC